GCCTTGGGTACAAGTAGCGTTGAAGCCAGCTGCACGGAGTGACATGGCGTCTAAAGGACCTTCCGTAACCATTACATACTCTAGAGATTTATCGAACGGGTACAATATCTCTGACGTTTTAATTCCGTACAAGTTTTTGCTCGGGTTTAGGTATTTGGGGTCACGATTAATAAGGGTTCTGGCTTGAAAATAAAATGGTTTGCCTTCGTAGAAATAAGGAATAACAATTCGTTGGTGATACCTTCCTTTTAATCCTACATAGAACTTAAAACCTCCAAGTTTACGTTCCAAGGCAAACCGAGAAGCCATGCGCACCAAGTAATTTGGTGAGTTAATATCTTTCTTCGGTTGAATCATTTTAAATTCTTCAACATCACCGGCTATGGTACGAGACACCTCAATCGCTTTATTTTCTACATTGAGGGTAGATACATCAAACAGACTTGCACCTGCATCAAACGCTAACCGTTTAACAAAGCTTCTCGCTGCGGTGTAAGGAACGTTCTCAATATGAGAAATCAACTGATAGAAGTTCCCTTTTTCATTGGACTTGAAATCAGTCCACAAACCGGTATCTAAATTGACGTATAACTTTTGCTTAACATCATCCGTAAATATTGAATTTATGCGGAATTCTCGACCAGACTCAGAAAAGTCGGTAAATTTTTTGCACAAATAGTCTTTAATAACAATTGGAGGTATATGCATGTTTATTAATAAGGTATCACCCAGTAAGATTAAAGTCTACGACGAGTGTAAATTGAAGTATAAATTTAAATATATTGATTATTTACCAGAAAAAGAGACAAATACGGACGCGCTTCAATTCGGCTCCTTTATTCACAAGGTGTTGGAAGAAGGTGTAACCGCTACTACTGAAGAAGAGCTTTTTGAGATTGCCGAAATAGTAAAAAGCCAATACAAGTTTGATGAGGACGCCCGAGAAAGGCAAACCGTAAAATGCATTAAGAATTTTGTAAATTTTAACAATAGTCTGTCTTCTTGCGAACAAGTCTCAACAGAACAAATGTTCGCTGTAGAGCTCAAACAAGGGTATGCCGTAAATGGTATTATTGACCGTGTAGTAAAAAGCCAAGACGGGAACTACTTAGTCATTGACTACAAAACTAGCAAACGTGCGTCTACCAAGAGACAATTATTCCATGACCCTCAAATGTTACTGTACGCCTATGCAATCTCGGTACTATACAAAGTCCCAATTGCGTCAGTAACGTTAGCTCATTATTACCCTCATCTAGACAAGCTAGTAAACATTAAGTTTTCTGAGCCTCATGTTTTAATGTACATGAAGAAGCTGACACAGAAAATTTGGGAGATTAGGAAGAAAAAAAAGGATGACTTCTTTCCTCAAGTAAACCAGTTTTGTGACTGGTGTGGATATAGAGATATGTGTCCTAAACAAAACCCGACTACTCACTTAGCTGAGTATGCTGAAGCAGTAAAGAATAAGAAACCTAGGAAAAAGACTTCTTCATCTCAAAGTACTTAGGGTCTTCATATATCAGAGGATAGTATTCCTCAATACTTACCAGGTCAAAGAAGTTACGAACTTCTATTATACTGTATTTATGTTTTTTAGTATATGCTGATACTAGGGTAGATATCTTTAGCGGTCTTTGAGTCTCTAAAGCTTTAAGTACCTTTTCTTGAAAGATTTCTATAAAGTGAGTACTGAACCTGTATCTCCATTTTTCTTTAAACTTTAAAGATAAGCAGTAGTTTATTTGCTCCATGAACTCGCTAAGCTGTACTGAATCGTCCATAATTATATTTTATATATAATATAGTAAATCCTTCTCAAATTCTGACACAAAAATGGTAAAAAATAAAAAAAGTAAATTTTTAGGAACCACAAAAAGGCTTCCTGACCAGAGAGATGTGCAAAAACAACCTGAAAAGATTGTAACCGGGTGCCTTTTCTCCTTTCAGTATCATTCTGCAACAGCTACTGACCCTAGACCTTTTATAATAATGATTTCTCCTAAATGGACAGCTAAAAAAGGAGGTACATATTTCACAGGAATCAATCTGAACGATATCTCAGTAAAAGCGAGAGATACAATCATCAACCAATTTGGGAGTCTTCCTGTAGGCTCAGTGTCTTATGAGGACATTAAAGGGGTAACTAGAGACCCAGGATGTTGTGTAAGGACGTATAATGTAAGAAAGGTACGAGCCCTACATAAAGTAGAGGTATAATATGGCTGACCAATCCAACTCAGAACAGAACGAGAAAATTATTGAACTGCTAGGACAAATAGCAGATAAAGGTAAGACTCGTGATGAAGAAGACAAAGCTAAAAAAGAAGCTGATAGTAGAAAAAAATTGGCTGGAAAAATAGCCGAAAATACGGTTGGTCTTATTGGTTTAACTAAAAGTATGTTCAGCCTTAAAGGAATGGCTGGCAACATCCTCAGTATGGGCAGTGATTTAGCCAGAAATTTAGGTCAAGTCGGTCAAGCAACTGAAGGTATGACCGCTGCTACCGACAGGTTCATTAAAGGAGCCCAAGGCACCGAACAATCTATTAAAGTTTTTGCTGACGCCGTAAGTTTAGGTATGGTAGGCTTTACTGACCGAACCCTTCAGTTTGGTGCATCTTTAAAAGTCCTCGGTGTTCAGAACAAAACTGCATTTCAGTTAATGAGAGCTAATACTCAAGCTCTTGGATTATCAGAAGAATCGTCATTAACGATGACAGACTCTTTAATCTCCACTGCAATTGCTAACAAAGATTCTATTGAAGGTTTGATTGGCGCCCTTAACTCAATGAGAGACGCAATGGTGTCTACCACGGTTGAGTTAGGTCCAAAAGCAGCCTTGAACGCTCAAAAAATAGCCGCACGTATGTCTCAGGGAAATACCGAGTTACAAGAAGCATCGGCTAGGTTCGTTAAATCGTTTTTAGCGGGTACTGATGGGTTTATGAAAGCCGCTAAGCTTGGCGTCGTGTTTACTGGGCAAGAGGGCGAAGAAGAAATGGCTCAAAAGTTCGAGGAAATTCTTATGAAGATTGGAGAGCTGGGAGGAGGGCGACAAGGAGCCGGTTCTCAGTTCTTGTTTGACGCATTTGAGCAAAGTTTAGGCATCACCAGAGAGGATTTTATGCTTCAACAGCGTATAGGTTCAGACATCAAAGCCCTGTCAGAAGGTCAAGTCGCTCAACGCGCTGCGGAAAGTGCAAGTATTAACCTGGAGCAACAAATGCTTAACAATACCAACGTTTTCCAAGACAGTTTACTGCAGATAAATGAAGGTATGGCTAGAGGTATAGCGGGTATAAGTGATGGCATCGGACAGTTAGACAAGTTACTCAACGATTTGTTTGGTACGGATTTCTTCAGTATGAAAGATTGGTTCCTCCCAGCAATAGGGGCTATTATGAGTGGCGCCGGACTCGCGGTTGGCGCAGGAGCTACCGCAGCCGCAGCCCGAGTTATAAAACCCGGTATGTTGGGTAAAGTAGGAAAGTTTGCAAAAGGATTTTTAGGTAAAGTAGCACTTCCGGTTACTGCGGTTATGGCTGTAGTTGACGGGGTTCAAGGTGGGCTAGCTGACCCTAACGCTGGGTTGGGAGGCACTCTTAAAAATGTCGGTAATTCAATACTAGACGGTCTAACTTTTGGGATACTAGGTGAGAGTCCTGAAGAAATAAAAGCTAGAGCGCAAAACGCTTCGATACAAGCCGCAGGAGGCGTTGAACCTCCTAGTGTAGCAGGGGCAGGCGCTAATGCCGGGCTTTTGGGAGCGATAAACGAAAACACAGCTGTCCTTAGAGAAATACTTGAGACCAATCAAGAAGGTAATAGCCTTACAGAAACCCAAACTACAGCACTTTCGGATGGAGGGTACATACCTATAGGAGCCGGTAGGAGGATGAATTAATGGATAAAGGGTTGATAAATGAAGTTTTAAGCGAAACTGAACGTTTTCAAATTAACCAAGCTCTCGAAAAGAGAGGTGGGTTACGGTTCAAGTATGCATCAACCAACGAATATAAAATGACTCGTGTAGAATGGATTCCCTTTTTCGAAAACCCTATGATTTCCGAGTCTAGAAAAGCAAACTATGCCAGCCAAAAAATATTTTTACGAAATGAACCTGTCCGTTTGTACACTGGTAGTGATGCACGTAAATTTAAAGTAGATATCCATTACAGTTTAATTCATATGGCTTACATGGTTGGACAGCAAGATATTACCGAACTGTTTAGTATGAATAACACTCGAGGAGATGCTTATCGAGATGTAATCGCTATAAACACATATCTTCAGGATGTTCTAGAACGAGATACTAATAGTGCTCCTGGTAACCCTGCTGGAGGAGCATCAGACTTGGTAAGTGAGATGAATGACCGTGCCAATGTAGCGGATGGTCCGTGGGGTCCGAACAGATGGTGGAAAGATACTTCCCAATCACGACAAGGTTCTAACTACTGGAACTTTGCTTTGTTGTGGGTCGCTAGAACTTCTCCGCACTGGCTACGATATCATGCATTAATACAAAAAATAATTAATAATATTAGAAGCTCCGTCATAGGTACACAACAAATGCCTGTAAAAGGACCTCCTATAGTTGAGTTGAAATGGGGAACCACTTACGACTTTACTCCGTGTATTATCACTGACTATAAAATTCAACCTATTGAATCAGCTGGTTATGACACGAAATCCCTAACCGCTCAGAGATTAAAAGTAACTCTGAGCTTAGAAGAGTTCGTTAATGTTAACGGAAACTTACAAGGTAAACCAGTCCCTACCACTCCTCGCGGATGGGACAACATATTCGAAACAAGTCGTATAGACCCAGAACCTATGGCTCTCCCACGCAGCCCGATAACATCGAACGATATGGGAGGTAGGTCATAATGGCACTAAATGGTGATAGACAAAATATTTTTGCTGGGGTAACCGTTTCTCATCGAGGAAAGACTATAACGGATATAGGACAGTCTTCAAAATATAGAACTTTTGTTAACGGACTAGAAGATGTAAATCAGTCCCGCTTAGCTGTGGTTCCTAATGATATGGAAGGACGTCCAGATTTACTAGCTTATGCCGCCTACGGAAACGAAATGTTATGGTGGGTTTTGGTAGAAGCAAACAACGCATACGATTATGAAGTAGACTTTAAAGCAGGGACACAAATCCTAGTACCAATATTATAAAATGACTCAAACAGCCGCGTATAATGCAAACGAGGTTGCGGCAGTTTATATGTCGTTAAACCGTGATGATTTATTGTCGGTAGAAGAAGGAGGACAAAGGCTAGGGAAAGACGCAAGTTTACAGAATGGGTTTTACGGTTTATCTGACCCTCTGAATTTAAGAGGGGTATTAGAATCTTTCGAAGGTGATTTTTCTCAGGGCAGTAAATCCTGTTCTTATAAAGTACGTATTTTAAATCCGACCACGGAATTAGAAAATATTTTAATTGGTTTTTACTCTCAAGTATTTCCTGCGAATAGTTCTGTGTTTAATACTTTTGAAGATGCAACGGAACGTCAAAAAAGGATGAACCGTGCATACGAAATAACAGGTGACCAAACCTCTGCTTTTGCAACATCTGGTGCGAATACAGTTAAAGCTCAGTTTCCTATTATTTATTTGCGTTTTGGGTATGGTACAAATGCCAACGAAGGACTGTCACGAATTCACAAAGCTCAAGTATTTGATATAAAGTACATCATTCAAGATAACAAAGATAAAATGATTGAGTTGAATGCTGTGGACCAATTTACTTTTACAAACCAAAACCCATCCTTTAACAAACGCCCTTACAGAGCTCGTGTAAAGATTTCGGAAGAAGTACAAGACGGTTCTTTTTCCTTGAAACTACCATCAGAGATTTTAAGTAACGTCATAACTGAGTATTTGAATGTTTTTCAGCAATGTGTGCCGTATATTGACCTGTCGTATTATAAAGATGACATTGATAATTTAGTTTTTTCTTACGCGGCAAGGTTAGCTGAAGCAGATTATATCACTAAAACTCAATTAGCTTTGAAGGATGAGGGAGTGGTTATAGATAATCCAGAACCCAAACCTTTAACTTCAGCAGAAAAGGAAGCTATAAAAAATTTACTGGACAGACCTTTAACCACCCATGCCAATGTGGACCGAGGGGTGAACGGGGTAATTACTCCTTCTATTTTGTTTATTTCTTATAAAGAAGTATTTAACCAAATCGGTTTGAAATGGGAGTTAAATCCAGTAGGAGCGCCCAAACCTATAACTGGTCCGTTATCTGCTGAACAATTAACTCCTCTCAACACTCCTATTGGAGGTTCTGCCGCTAAAAACGCTCAAGGTAAAGTGGGAGACTCGGTAATTGGGTTGGACACTGAAGTACTTAACCTTAAAACGGAGTTTTTACACGAACCACCTTTAAACGGAGACGTGCGAACAAAAATCTCAGGAGTCACTAACAGTAATCGTTTAAGTTTTTGGCCAATGGCGTTAGAAGATAGTCCACGACAAACGGAATCAGAAGAAGATGCAGGTCAAGTCTTAGGAAACATTTCTAAAATAGAAACGTATGGAGAAATACAAGTAACTCAAAGCTGGGCTGGATTACCCGACTCAGCAGGGTGCCCTTCTTTTAACCCTGGTCCTCCTCCTGTAAATGGGTGCGGTACTCAAGGAGTGCCTGGAAAGCCCGCGTTAACAACAGTTACCAAGAAAGGATTGGTAGTTCATTTTCGAGAATCCGCGGAACAGATAAGAGCCGCTGCCAAACCTATCACCCGTTCTTATTACAACAACACAGCGACTAGATTTAATCAACAAGGTTCGATTACACCCGTCAATAATGAGTACGATACACAACAACAACTTTACCATCCTCCTCAATGGTATGCCTACGGGTCTGATACCCCCACAGAACAAAACAACGACCCTATAAAAATAAAAATAGTGAACGTTCAAGGTACTGTCCCCTTAAACAATGAGGATTTCTATCTTTATGAGGCTGATTCTGATGGTTCTAACGGCAGTAAATTTTTACTTGTAAAAGAGAAGCCAGGATTAAGCGCTTACAATGAATTGGAATGGGTTAACAATGATGGGACAGAATTTTTCCCAGATTATGAAGGTGGGGGTGTAATTTTAATAGCGGACTCCCCTTTACGTGCCCCACAACCAGAAAGTGGTCGCGCTATCAGACCCTTAACAGTTGAAGAAAAGAAAGTTGCTACGGAACAAGGTATTGCTCCTTTATGGTTAGACGCAGGTTACATGAATATTTCTCACCATACGTTAGGCGTGGCTATTGCAGATGATGAAAATTACAAATACTCCTTTACTGTAGGGGACATTAAATCTTCAGTTAATGCTCAACAAACCTTAGATGCCCGATTAGCTATGAGAGGGTCAGCGACAGCCGGGGACGGTAACCTTCCACCTTTAAATGTTAATTTCCCGGTATCCGACAACCAAAAACCGATTGGTAATGTCCCTCTTATGGGTCCGTCTACCTCCGTCAAAAGAATGAGAACCGATGTAATTACTATCGGGGAAGAGGGTCCGGTAGGGGAATCATTAACCATTCCATTATTAGACCTTGAAACCCAAGATTATTTTGATATTACAAAATATAATGACCTTCCACGCCGGTCTTCGTGGCAAAACTGGGCTAACTGGGCAACTTTAAATCAAGTGGACACCGCGAAAGCCTTTAACACAGGAGACCATGATGGGATTGTACGGTCTGATGAACGTGGGTTAAATCCCTACCCCCTTCAACTAGAGCCTACGACGGAAACTAGCTTCTATCTTTTGGATTTAGCTACAAATCTTCAAGTTAAAAAAGACGAACTTCAAGCTTTTGCCGAAGCTGAACAATTAAGATTAGAGCAGGAAGCTTTAGAGGCAGAGAACGCTCAAAAAACTCCTGAAGAAATTGAACGAGACGCTTTTATTAGAGAAGTGGGGAGATATCAAAACGCTTATGTAACAATGGCGGATGATGGAGCTCACCCGCACATCAGTTCTTTCTTAGAAACTACATTAAATAACATTAATCGTTTGGTGGTTGGGAGAAACTCAAAAATGAGAGTTCAACAAATCCAAGTAAACATGTTATCTCCGGAAGACAAGAAAAAATTAAAACAGTTAACTCCCGGGTTTCAGACTGTCAACTGGGACAGTGATGAGTTTGCATTAAAAGATAAGACGCTGCTTATTTTAGCACCTGGGGATACAATCGACACCAACTTTACTAAGAACCTTATACGTCCAGTAAAATCTTTTCCTCAAACATTTGATGCGAGCGCAGGTAACAGCGTTATTTATCTGGATTACGGAACGCCAAACTCTATTGTAGCCAAAGTTGATTTCACTGGGGATAACCGTGTACTCGTTAACTTAGCTCAACAGCATTATTCTGTCAGGCAGTTTAACGATATAAAAGCTTTGTTTGATGGAATGGAAACTTTTAATAGAGATATGCTTACCAATGCTATCTCAGATATTTTAGCAGACAGAATTAGATTGTTGTCTGAGAAAAAAATAAATACAGCAACCCTAAAAAGAGACCAGGAAGAGTTAGCGTCTTTAAGACGACAGCGGGAAACGGTAATACAATCTACTCAAATTGAAAATGGTCAGGTAAGAAGCGGTAAATCTACGGCACTTATTAACGATGATATTCTTAAAATGTTACCAACACTTATCGATGCTTATGATGAACCTTCTGAGCTTGCGAATGTGTTAGGGAAAAGCACTGCTGAAGATATATTAAAAATTGCTAGTGTGGTAGATGACCCAGCCATGTTAGAGCTTATATTCCCGGACGCAAACGTAGACGGACAAAACAACACAACTAAAAATGAAACGTTTGAAATATTAGACGGTGTACCTCCGAGAAAAGAAACCCAAGGCACAGTTCTTAGACGACGTGTTGATTTCGATAGTATACGAGCACGTATATCAGAAAAGGACAGAATCGACAAGATGCAGGACATGAAATTTAATTTCGACAAAGCTATGTCGCAAGAAGTATTTAATTTAAATATAACCACGTTGGGTATACCAGAAATTGACGAACCTGCGTCTGAATTTCTTACCAGACGAGTATTTTTTAAATTTTATGACCCTCGTTTAGCCTCTGGAGAGCTTCATTGGTTGAGCGGAGCTTACCAAATCATAGGATTTAAGCATAGAATCAACCCGACGCAAGGGTTTTTGACTGAGTTAAATTTAGTAAGAGATGTGACAGTAAATATAAATGAGGTGAGGGACTTACGAGTATGACAAATTTACGAAAAGCGATAGACGCCATGGGCGATGAAGCTACCCTAGCACGTGCAATGCTGGATAGCATGGCTCCTTTTGGTACTGAGACTCCGGTTCAAGAGGAAGTGGCTGCCGAAATAAGTCCAGGTAATGGGTTTTTCGCTTTTGGTACTGTAATTCAATGTTTAGATGAGCAAAGAGCAGGAAGATTGTTAGTAGCTTCACCCGCTTTTCCTGACGGTCCACAAACTTGCGATTACGTATCACCGGTAGGTGGTGCAGGGTATGGATTTTTTGCTCTTCCAGGTATAGGAGCCACAGTTTTGATAGGAAAAGTACCTTACGCTGACCCTGCTACCCAAAATTTTTGGTTCGGCTGTTTGTACACAGGCAGTCAAAGCGATTTACCTAACACAAAGGCTCAGCCGTACGTCAGAGGAGAAGCGGAACAACTTACGAAGAATGAGGTTTTGGATAATGGGGAGCCTATTCCCAACGAACCTACGGTCGGATTTGGTATTCCCGATGAAAATGATGTTTATCGTGACAATGATTTACCTGACTCGTTTGTTTTAAAACATCCAGCAGGACATAGTGTTACTTTGACTGACAAGAAAACTCCAGACCGCCAGATAAATGAAATAAAATTAAAGAGCGCTGGTAATAAACGATTAATTTTAAGTGATGCACCCGCTGAAGCTGGTGGAGATATGATTACGTTAGCGGACGAAAACAAAAATGGTATGCAGATTGTAACAACAGGTTACGCTGGAACCAGCGATGACTCTATAAATATAAACGCAAAAGGTGATATAGACACTTACTCAGAAAAAGGCGCTATTCAACATATGATAGGTCCCCTCAGTATTGGGGATATAGAGTTGGAAAACGCCGGTCGTGGGGATATAAACCTGGAAGCGTTAGAAGGAGAGGTTAAAATATCTGCACAACAAAGAATTACAATAGAGTGCGGTAGCTGTAGTATTGAACTTACACCTGACGCTATCAATATTAACGCACCTAAAATTAATATAAAGGGCGGTGGAGGAGACGCGACAATCGCGGGTATATCCTTATTGAACCACCGACACTACGATACTCCTGGTGATAGTAAAGGAGCTACTTCCAAACCATTAATGTAAGATGAATATAGTTACCAAAGAAATTTACGGAAGCTCCTTAGTATTTTATACAGGTGATAAACCTTCGGACACCACTCCAGCACTTCCGTACACAGAATCCTACTCCCTTGATGAAGGAGCAGTTACGATATACCGTAACAATGGTCCTAAAGAAGACGGGTCTTTTCCACCAACTTCAAAACTGTTTCGAGGGTTTACCATAGACCCAATTTGGGAAGTAAATGATATTAGTCCGAGCACCGTCGGGGCGTATCAAGCATTTTTTAAAGAATGTGTTTCTCAGATTTTTATTGCGACTAAACCAGCCAACGATTTATCCCAAAACTTTTTTGCGCTCTCATCCACCGCTGCTATTACACAAACGGTTAATCAATACGGACCCGCTACACAGAAAACTATAACAAATGATTTTAATTTGTCCTACCCTTTCTTACTCAAGCCCAACGAAACGTTAAAATTTAAATTACGAGACGTGACCTTGGATAATAATTTACCTGTTGGTGGAATTGGACCGGCTGCACGATATAATTTTTGGAATGACCAATGGAGCCCCAACCCTGTTTTAAAAGTTCGTACCCAGTGGGAGGAGTTTGACGGGGAACGTCAATACTACGAACGAATCAGCCTTAACGATTTAACGTTAACAGATGCGGACCTAATAGAAGGGGACCCGGAAGTAATGCTTCTGGATTTGCGCGATACCTCCCCTACAGTACAGGAAAAACCCTTCACTAATATGGGGGCTGAGGATTCTTTTACCTTGTCCGAAATAAATTTATATGGAGGCTACCCTTACTACGGAAGCTCGTCTAGATTTATGTTTTCTCTTATTCTGAAAACCGAAGGAAGAAGTACGAGCTCCGATATTACTATCAGGAAGTACGCGAGATGGACCAATTTAAATGAGTGGGTTGAATGCTTGCACCAAGGGGGTGGGGGTAATGTCAACGACAACGTTCCTAAAGTAACTATGAAACGCGGACAATATTTGGTCGCAAAAATATTTTCACATGAATCTGATATTGAAGAGAATCCCAAACTTGTTCAAACAAATAGACAGTTTCCTGGATTTTGGCTATACGGCACTGTGACCTAAATACAACAGAAGAATGAGTTTATTTTCACCCACCTCGTTAAACCTAATACCAACTAATGCGTTGACCTCGTTGTCCAATGCTATGACGGTAGACCGTGAAGAAAAACAAGTTGAGCTTGCGTCCACAAACTCTAAAATCTCTAAACTTCAGGGTACGTCAACCTTACGTACTCCGGTACAGGGACGTATATCGGTCTCAAATGCTGGGACCCCTGCTGCAAGACAACAACAAGAAGCTATGTTAGAGCCAGCGACTAGTGTATCTAACAGCGCTGCCCTTTTGAATGATTCGGAAACAAACCCTAGTGGAGCCCCTGTATATGTTGAAGGGTCAGTTCCCCCAGAAACCTCCTCGCAAGATGTAAACACGATGAGCACTGAGATTAACGACTATCTCAGCACGGCTTCGAAAGCAGCTCTGAGCATTAGCGTTATTAATAAAGTAGCAGCACTTCAACAAAAGAGCTCAGCTTTGCAGGTCGAGATTGATAATTTAACTAACACGATAGATTCTGCAAATGATATAATTCAAAAAAGGGCTACAGGAGAGTTACCAAACCCTCAGTTAAATATATCTGCGTTAAACACTAATGACCTTCCACCATCCGTAGCTAATAAAATTGAAACTGCTGCTGCACAGAACGATAAGTATATTGAAACTCAAATCATAGCTCCTTATATTGAAAACCAAAAAATAATCCAATCCCTCGTAGCTCAAGCCTCAGGAGTTATGTCAGATGTAGAACCAACGTTTGATTTAGATTTTGGTCCTCCTATATCAACTAACGAAAAATTTATATTATCCAAAGATGGTTTGTATTACGATTCGAGAAGTGGGGATGTACCCGATGTCATACCTTATCCGGTTTCGGCTGATATGTGGAACTTACAATACCCGTCAAATAGAGGAGGTAGAGGTTTATCATTTACAGAACAGGATGCGGAAAGTACAGTAAACACTATTTTTGATTTAAATGTTCCTTACCAAGAAGAAAACCCTAGAGTTCAACAATTCGAGCTTTACGACGATGTTTTACAACAATTCGAAGATGATAAACAATCTCACATGACCCAAGTTTCTGGATACATCGCAGAAATATTAGCTAATGGGTACGGAGCTACTGATGCTATTGTTCAATCCTACACAGCTCAGTTAGGAGCGGTGGCTTCTGTATATGATGGTAAAATAATAAAAAGAAAAAGACAGTTAACCATAGCTGCTCTATTTGGACGAGACACTTTTGTAGTGACTAATCGTCAACACCCTCTTGGAGAAGGACTGTTTTTTCAGTACGAACCTCCAACAGGAAAAGCCTTTGAGTACAAACTTCAATACAAAGATTTACCTGACGCTATTAAAACAATAAACTTGTATCAGTTAGACGGAGGTCAGACGGTTGCGTATAATACCAAAACTAAAAAAGTGGTGGATGAAGTAGAATCCGAAAACATTTTAGCAAAGGTCGGTTTTTGGAAAGAGATTCCTCGCATTCCTATAAATGATTTCTCTTACCTAAAACAAAGCGATATTCCTTTAAACTTACAAAAACAAATTACTCTCTTTTCGGAAGATTTAGATACGATTATTGCTCCTTTCCAAGCCAAATACGTTGTTGGTCCGGATGATGTTCCTTCAACTAGTGTGGATAGTTTAGCTGTAGACCCGATAGGGTTTGGGGATTGGGTTCATAGAGAGACTTCTGGAAGCTTGAGTGCCACCACCCCTCTCCGAAAATCTCTTACTGATGATATTGTTAGGGATAAGCTTCTTGTCTGTTACAATTTTCTTGACCCGGACGCCGTAACACAACCATCAGGAACTTTGTATGCATTAAACAACGCCGCAGAAGGCTCAGACCGGTTAGACGGAAAGCTAGTAGGTTATGATAAATCATTTGTATTCCCTTCTGGTGTAGGTCAAGCTTATTTTGGAGGTACAATATTTGATGAACGCAGTGCACAAAGCGCTTTATGGCAAAACATAAAAGGTTCTTATGTGAGATTACCTAACTCTACTAAAAATTACAACACACTCCAACCAAACATACCTTTTAATGGGGTGCGACCTTTGGATAATCTGTTTTATAGTAAAGAAGGTATTACAATTGATTTCTGGGCGTATGTACCTAAAGTCTACAGGGACATGACTGACGAACATAGGTACCGACTTGTATTCGCTAACGAAAATAGCGGACCCGTACGTTCCGATTACGTTACAGCTGCTTCTCAATCCAAAGCGTCCCCGGGTCCAGGGTTACTTCCGGGAGGAACTAACTTTAATCGTACCATAGGTATGATAATGGGATGGAGGGACCGCGGTTCTCCTGCGGTAGCTGGAGCCAACACCAGTGGACTTGAGTTTTGTATTGCTCCAACGGTTGGTCAAAACCAAAGTTACGACACTACTCCAACAACAACATGGGGACATAGTGTCTGCATCGCTGAAACATGGGATACCTCAGCAGGAAACTCTCCTTCAGCAGTACAAACTAAACAAGTAGGTATGTTTGTTCCTAGTTCCGTATTAAATTCAAGTGGAACTGGTATACAAGATGTTAGCTCTGGCTATCATCACATTAGTATTGCTTTTGATTACACAAAAGAGAAGGTTAATTTTCATTTAGACGGGGAGCTATTAACAACCTCTTCTCTAAGTGATGTTTTGGGAGGTAACCCCGACGACACCGTTTTACCAACCAGCGTCAGTATGGATTTAGAAGACCGGTCAGACGTTATATTTTTTAACGACCCAACGACGGAAAGCTTTTTAGGTAATACAATTTATGATGAACGTTGTACTCCTGAGCGAGTGGCTTTCCCGGTGTTTACGCCATGGATTATTGGCGGTGGATACACCGACACAATCCCTAAAATACCTGGAACGGATTACAAACCTCAAGGTTTCTTAGGAAGTAATACAAATAACACCCACCAAGGCACGACTAAAGGTGATGCTTTGGCTACAACAACTATCGGTGGGGAGATTTACCCCATAGGACAGCACGACCCACCACTCTCGGCTCCAAGAGGAGGAGCAACCCCAACGCGAATAATCCCTAGAAGTGGTTTGGATGGATATATTGGAAGTTTTAAGATTTACACAAGAGCTCTAACTACTACTGAGGCTACTAAAAATTACAATAGCCAAAAAGGGTTTTTCAAAAATATTCTCTTGTCTAGTTAATTATGGCACCATATGATTTAAATTACGTTAAAATACCTTCTAAGGAAAGAATCTTAGGAGTAGCTTTCCCCATGATGAATGAAGGGGTGGGTGGATATGTTGCACAAAACGAAAATCTTAGGTCATTACGAGATTGTGTAGTGCAGTTAATCCTAACAGGACGAGGCTCTAGAGTTTTCAGACCTGATTTTGGTACAGATTTAAGAGCGTCCGTTTTTGAACCATTAACTGACGACATGATAAATGTTCTAAGAGAACAGATTTTAGACTCGATAGCCACATATGAACCTAGGGTTATTGTGGACAGGCTAGAACTAATTCCTGATTTTGAAAACAACAAACTCAGAATACAACTTTATATCAAATCAAAAGATGATTTACTAACCGCAGAACTTGTGGAGGTTCTTGTATAATTATGGCAACTAACACCGACTATTCCCGTTTTTTCCAAGGTCTGTATAATATATCAGGCTTCGATGGCACTATTGAGTCAGACTTTTTAAAATTAGGTGAAGTCCCGAATGATAAAAAAGAGGATTTGATTGATTATAACATTAACGGGTTTGACCAGTATAGAGCTGCCTTACAAAACTATTTGAAGAGCGTCTACCCCACAGATTATAATAACTTCGCAGCTTCAGATTTAGGTCAAATGTTGTTAGAAATGTACGCCTACATGGCGTCGGTGCTTGCTTTGCGAGCTGATATGACGGCTAATGAAATGTATATCGATACTGTAAAAAGCGAAGACAATCTCCAACGTCTACTTCAGCTTATCGGAGTCAGTATGAAAGGACCGACAGCGTCTAAAGCTACAGGATTACTTACTTTTCCATCGACGGCTACTCCTACAGGAAATATTATAATTGAGGCTGCTAACAGAACCGTACAAGTAAACAATCAAAGAAGCAATACTCCTCTTACTTACACCATCACTAAACAAACAAGTAATGGTGATTTGGATTTATTTAATAAAGATTTAACGTTAACAGCGGCTGCGGACTTCGCAGGAGGACAATACGCAAGCGGTTTGTTTTTGTTAGAAGGTACATTCAACACAGCCCAAGGAACTTTTAGAGGAGGTGTAAAAACTAGACAGACTTTTGAGATTACCGACGGTCCTGTTATTGAAGGAAGTATAGGAGTTTCATCCACAGAAAATGGTGGAACGCAATACAATGAGATTTCAAATTTATTTTTGGCGTCCGGAGGCTCACAGCCGGTATTCCAAAAAGATTACACTGGAGGGTTTGGCGCTATTCTTACATTTGGTGACGGAGTTAGAGGACGTCTCCCAACTCCCGGAAATGATTTTGTAGTTACGTACAGAACTGGAGGAGGTGGTAACGGAAACATCGCACAAGGAAGTTTAAATACAACCGTGACTGTTTTAAATAATGGGTCTACGGGTGTGGATGCAACTTTAACCAATAGTACAAAAGGGTCTGGAGGAACCCCCGCGGAATCGGTAGCACACGCTAAGAGATACGCACCATATTTCTTCAGAACACAATACCGAGCAGTGACCGGAGAAGATTATAACGCTTTAGCTAATTCTTTTGTGGGAACTGCTGGGACGACTGCTAAATGCATGGCATCTCTGAGAAGCAACGGCGCAGCCGCGAACGTTATCGATTTGTTCGTTCTATCTAAAGCATCTTCTAATCAGTTAGAAAGAGCTTCGGTAGCGATGAAGAAAGAGCTGTTAGATTATTTTAAAAATTATAAAATGTTAACAGATGATATCGTTATATCTGATGGTGTAGTAAGAACGTTGGATATAGTAGCAACGCTTTACATCGATAAATCCAATAAACGTTTTATTGATGCCATCCAACAAAAAGCAGCAGACAAGTTACAAGAATATTTCAACGTCGATAATTTATCTTTTGGACAAAAAATAAGTATGGCGGACGTCAACAATTTTATGTTAACAGTTCCTGAAATTAGATTTTTTAAAGTAGATAATCTTCCGGAAGACATTTATGTTAACTTTAATGAGATTGTGCAATTAAACAACTTTGAATTTAATACGGAGCTAGTATAACGATGAGGATGTCGGACAAGGGACCCGGACAAGAACATTTTAAAGCGAATTACATAGAAGTAATTCAGCGGATTATCCCTGATTTTTATGAAGAGAATGAGTACAACTTGTTCGGACAAGAAGAAGATTTACAGTACAGAGTTCTAGGTTCTATTTTGTACCTAGCGTCCAACACCTCAGCCTTGATTGGCAAACCCACCACTTATAATTTACAAGTATCTTCTTTTAGTAGTAACGCTTCTTACACTCCATACTACGTTCCTTTTAATGAGTTAACAGATGTTACCCCAACCACGTACGAAAATTACGTACTGCGTCCACTAGGGAAAACGTTTGCGAGCTTTCCCAACCGAGAAGAGTTTGAGGCTTTCCTTCTTACGTCTGCCCTACCGTCCACACACCCTAATTATGTAACTGAAACGTTCGCTCAGGGCTTTAGCGCCACAGTCGGGTCCACCTTCTCTTCCGTCTCAGCAGTCAGTAACGAATTGATTGATAAATTAGGGTGGGTGTATTTTCAAAATACGTCGGGAACTGTTGTCGATTCGAACTCTATTCCAGTAAGTTCTTATGTTTACAGCTCAATTGTTGATAATCTTTATTACGGAAAAAGTATCCTAACCTCGGATGGGGTAAGGAATATGTTCAAATGGATGTATCGAAATGCTGTCGGCGGTGGAGCGGCTTGGGAAGATGTTAGAGCTAATTATTTACCCGCACCTTTTAGCAGCCCATCCTCTACGTATGTTGTTGCAAATGGTAAGACGGAAAATTATTACGCTTCCGGAGCCCAACTGGTAAGCGCATTAGACACTTTAGTAAATGTTTGGGTGAATGAGGATGACCCCAACTCTCTGTATTTTAGGGATATTGTAAATGCGTCACTCATGGGGTTAGATGTAAACCGTATGGAAAACGCAGGTCCTATGAGCAAAATGCTCAAAGCTATCGCATACGGGTTTTATGATGTAAAAACTTCTATTAGAGATATTCAATACTTGTTAGATATTGAACAATGTCCAGACGAGTTCCTACAGTACTTAGGAAGATATCTGGGGTGGACCTTTTTTACTGAGGAACCTGATAAATGGAGAGACCAACTTAAACAAGCCATTTATCTTTACAAAGCCAAAGGAACTAGACAAGCATTAGCTAACGCGGTCAACATGGTGATTCCATCATCAGTTTATAACCCGGTCGCTGAAACTTCAGGTCTACAAGAACTGTGGGAGTCTTATGTTCCTAACCTCATCTACTATACTTTAAAAACCGAAACAAATTTAGGTAAAGAGAATTCATCATACCTTTCGTTTAAATCAAATTGGAATGAAGCTCTAGAATCGTCAGGCATCCCAATGTCCGTTCGTAATTTTGACCCTAACGACAAAGATAAAAATGTTAGGTTTGCGACTGATGCTGTTTTAGAACTCCTAAATGAGTATTATAATTATTTGTACATTGGGGGTCTTCCTTACAAAGAAACAGACTTTTGGAAATCACAAGAAGTACGTAAATTTAGAAACAAAACTAATGGGTATGAATATCGAGGTGCTCTTCTGCGGATACCTCCGTGGGAAGAAAGTAGATTTTATCAAAATTGTCGTATAGGTCCTAACGTTGATAACTTTGTGAGAAGCTTATCATCCGTTCTTTCTCGTAACTTTGAAGAAGCAGGTTGTGGGGTTGAGGTCTCTGCTGCTAATAATGTTGCTAAGTATATCCTTAGTGGAGTCGAGATAAAAACAGGAGAAGGTATTGACGAACCGGGATGGGGAGCAAATAATCATTTTAAATTTTTTACATCGTCTCTAAAACTTCCTTACAATTACCAACACGTTATTAGAGCAGGTGATTTGGAAAGCATGAGCGTCTTCGATTATTGGAACTCCAAATCATCAGAAGTACACTCTAAGTTTTTTGCTTCTGCTATAGATTTTTCTTCTGATGGGCTTACTAACGTTGCTAAAACCAAAATTGGTAAAAAAGGTCTTCCCGCTGTAATTGATATATTCAGACAATTCGCTCCATTCCATACATTAAACAAAATATTTGTAGGTTCTGGAATCACAGATTATTATTATCGCACTCGTCAAGACGGCACCTTACCTGGTGTAGCCTGGTCAGGTATACAAAACATTGAAGTTATAAACACCATTCAATCAGATATGGACCAGCTTCACAGTACGTATACCACATCGGCTTTCCCAGGCGCATACGACTCATTTGGGACGTTTAGTGGTGTAGGGGTGTTCCCATCCATATTTAACCCGAAAGACGGTAGATGGCTACCTTCTGCGACTCTGTATGGAAGTAAAGGTACTGGACCCCAAGGATACTTCTGGAGTGGTGGTGGTAAAGTTGAACCTGCGGGCAAAGCTAGTGTAGCATATAAAGCTTTGTTGGCGCGGAGAACCGCAGGACGAAGAAGAAATTTAAAATATAAATTTACTGGCTGGGCTCAAAACAGAGAAGGTTTGAACCAACCTATAGCGACTGATTGGTTTGGTGTCAGTGGAGTGTCCATACAACCAGTATTAAAAGCACGTGGACTCAACTTACCAGGGTTTGTACCTAAAGGTTTTAACTTCTCCTCTCAACAATTTGTCGATACAAGTGGAAGTCTCTCTTCTGTTTACTCATACTACAATTCATCTGCAACTCCATTCTTTGAATTCCACGGGTCTTCTTTCTTTCCTCAACGAAATATCCCTGGTTTTGAAACTAACGCATCTAGCTTTAATCAATTGAGAGACGTGTTTGGCTCTCAAATATTAAGAGCTATGACGAACATTTTTATCCGACGTGGTAAAGAAGATTCGCGATGGTTGAGATTTACTAACCCAGGATTCGATAATTTTAAATTTGGAACGGGAGTACAATCCCTGTACCAAGAATACAATACGAAGTTTGGTAGGAACTTACAATGTTGGATTGACCAAAACACTCAAGTGGATGGAGACCGTTATGCTGGTGGGTTTAATATTATAGCTCACGTGTTTGGTCCATTACTATTCAATCATAATTTTTCTATAAAAGGTAATCTTCAAAACTCTTTAGGTTCGCAAGCATTTGCTACGGCGTTTGGCGGTTCTATTTCTTCTACACACCCTGATTGGAGTGGGGTAATAGCAACCCCAGCTGTCACTCAAAACAATGTTTACTTAAACGCGTCTGGAGGACGTGTTGATTTAACCGAAGGTATCTTATCTCCAGGAGCCTTTGGAACCTACTCAAACTATTTGGATGTGTTTGAAAATCCTTCTGACGTAATACTTGCAAATAAAACTGTTTTGTCAGGCATTGAATTTGCTGCTGGAAACGTAAACAGTATTGCAGTTTGGAACAATTCCAATAACGTAGGGTACAATATGGATTTGATTTCTCCTAGTGGGATTACATTCCTTCAACGTCACGTTACCGACAACCCTATTAGAACTGTACGTGCTAGATTTGCATTAGATGGTAATACTAATTATTCGTACAACGGCAAATTATTATATGCACCGCGAGACCGTGCGCGTGAGAATGTATCAACGTCAGCCGTTGCGGGATGGGCTATGTTCAGTGACACCAGAACGCCGATAATTAATAGCGGTGGAAATGCAGGACATTCTTCTAGAACGATTTACTTTAGAGACGATTTAGGAGGTAGCTCCTTACCGTATGTGGGAATGGTTGGTAGAGGTGGAACTTCTGGAACCGGCACCCATGGCGTTCTTTCAGGTGTATTAGGAACTAAACAAAGTGTTGCCTTTGGAACGGTATCTGACCCGTCCGAAAGGCTTACTCCACCTAACTTACGTCCTCTAACCCCTTCCAACAGGTATAAGATTTCTCTAGAAGCTTCTTGTATACATTTGGCTAACAACAGACTTACTTATGCTTTGTTTAACGAAACCAAACTTAAACAGTGGGACCAACCTAATGGTAGGTGGAGGGATAAAAATACAACCACTTTCTCATCTAATCTGGTAAATGTTTTAACTAGCGGTGGTCCGACAAGTGGTTACGCTCCAGAACCCGGGTTCAGAGTTTTCACAGGAGTTATCACTCCTTCGTCAGTGTTCGAACAAGGTGATAATTATCGATTAATGATTGCCCCTGCTTCCCGAGCTAAAACAACTATAAATGGTTATCAAATTAAAAATATAAAAATAGAAGACTTTGAAATACCGTCTAAATTGGCGGGAGGAAAACAAGGAAACAAATTATTTAAAAACGAAGAGTATCATTTAGGGATAACTGCTCGTGTGGCAAAGATTGCAGCCGCGGGCGCAGGAATAAGAGATGAGGACTTGTATGTTAGGTTGGTAACAGACCCCAAACCTTTTGTAGGTAATGGGTGGACTGATGTTGCTAGAAATTGGTGTTTTAATTGGAACTCATTGGCTTGGTCTGATGCAAGAGAAACTGCTAACTCCGACCAATGGAAAAAATTAACTTTCGAAGGGAGTTCAATAGACAGCCAACGACACATACTAGAGTTCAACACTATGAACCGTAGAACCCCTTTAAAATACGGTTCGTTATCTAAAGACGGTCCTTTGGGAGGTTACTTCGCATCCGCAGGTCCTGTCCATAATGATGAGACTGTTTATTATGTTGAAATCGGAAAGCCGGATGCAACAGGGGAGTTTAATGGAGTAACATTATTAAGCGTAGATATTGTCAACAAACGCTATAATATTTATGCACAAGACTATATCCGAAAAGACTTTGCGGACATATTCGATTTCTTTGATGATTTAAATGTAAGTAAATCGTCCAGAGATGCGCAAGATTCGTCGGGAACCTACCTACTATCAGGTGGTAGCCGAAACGAGTATCTGGAGTGGTGGGGAGGAAGCCATTCTGCTACTAACGGAGTATACGGATTTAAAGAAAATGATTAAAGGTAATATAGAAATTTTTCAAAGCTATGGTAATAGCCACAAGAGCTTGTACAAAGGCTCCAATATGGTTGTAGATGGTTTTAGAAAAACAGTTGCTGATGTAATGACGTATATGCCAAATCCTAGTGGTGGTCCTATCGGAGGGGCTGGTCCTATTGGAGCCAGCTCAGTGTCCAGTTATCAAATACAAGCGATGACCTTGGGAAGCGCTAAAGAAAGTTATAACCAAAGAGGTTCTCGTTATTGGTACAGCTCCATTGCCACGTCAGGAAACAATTATCAATTAGCACCTCTTAACGACAATTCTGTGTTTGAAATGTGGGATTGTTATTCAGGTATAGGGTTTAATCAGTGGAAGTATGATAACGTGGTAGATGCCAACTTGCTTACCAACCCAACTCTCAAAAATTTAAATGGTTGGACCGTAAACTACCTCAATAATGTTAGTGGTGCGATACAACCCCAAACGGACATTACATCAGAAGGCGAAATTGATATTACTAAGTTTGAACTTCTAAAAGGTCAACAACAAGTAACCCTGCGTCAATCTCTTCCCACAATGGAGTTGGGAGGAGTGTACACTTTTTATACCAACGGAAAGGCTTACAATGCTACGATGGATATAAGAATTAGTCGAGGACGTAATGACGTTCCAGTCGAATACTATAATTTTTCTACGGAAAAATTTGAAAGTTTAGACAGAGACAACAAAAATTTTAATCACACTATATCGTTAAAAGATTATTATGATGTGAATGAGTTTCGTGTTAAGCTAAGAGGTAACAAAAGAGACCAAGCGTTCTCTGAATACCAACAGTTTTTTGTCGAGTATGTCTTCCCTTCTTTCGGGTTTATCGACACGACTTTCGCACCTTGGGAACAAAACTACGTAAACCCTTACATAAATATTATCAGGTTAGAAGTTTGTGATGAACGTAACCAAATACTGAGAAACCCTAACTTCTTAGAACATCAAAGCCAGCTGGTTAACAACGATTTTGATATCACTGCGCAGTTCCCAAGCACTGAAGCAGCAAACCCGACCGCGTGTACCCAGGCAGGTCTCTTCAAACTTCCAGGATGGAACCAACTCAATCCGTTGGTAAAATATTCAAACGACCCGGGAAATAGAGAAACCGCTAACGGATTGGGAGCTGTGTTTCCTTTAGCGACCGATTCAGGAAGAATATTTTCGGGAGTTCAAGGAGTGTCTCTGTACACTTCATCAAATGATTTGGCTTCTAGTGGTACCGCATTCATTGAACAAACTTTTAATTTAGGAAATGATTTTAGAAACAAATTTGCATTTACCACCCCTCTTACACCAGACCCTAATTTATTAGACCAAGCTAACACGCAGTACGATAACAACGCTACTATGATGCTTTCGTTCGATACCATGGTGTCAGGTCAATCAACAGCTGCTAATTGTGGTAATTTAGAAATAACATTAGTACGAGATAGTGATGGGTTTGAGTATAATTTTGCGGCTGACCCTGTAACTCAAATAAACAATGTTTTTTCTCCTAACGGCTCACCGTTAAAAATTTCTTACGACGCTAAAGAGACTTGGTACCAGAACGGCGTCCAAGTTATGTTACCCGCAGACGCTTCTCAACAAACTTACAGTTTAAATATTAGAGGAACTGGTCGGACGGACGCGAATGGATTCTGTTATTATTCTATTAGAAACTTTTGTTTTGGTCCGTTAGCTGGCTGGAGAACATACGTGTTTGACCAAAGTGGTGTAGCAAAATGGTCACTTAGCTCTACCGGCTGTAGGGTATCGTCAGGAAATATTTACTCTGGGCTGATGTTAAGTTCGACTCGTTATGCAAGCTTACCAACGGATAGCTATGCGAAGGTTAGAAACTCCATAAACTTAACCCAAGCTCCTACCAAAACTCAACTCGTTCAAAACTTTGCAGGATTAGAACCAACAAAAACTTATCGATTAGCTGTAAAAGGTACAATGAGAAATACCGCACAGGTTCCTGGGTTTAGTTATATCTTAAAAGCTAAAGCCCGAACATCTAATCCAAATAACTACAATCTTTTATCGTTATGGATGAGGGATTCTTTAGATTTTAGTGCTACCAACACACCTACTAATCTTAATCCGTATTCAACAAACTCTTTAGCGACCAGAGCGACTCACCCGTTTTTCTGTAATGACCTAGCCTCTAACAACACTACTCCTTTAGATTGGGGATTGTATGTGGGAGCATCGGACTCAGGAGAACAGAATTACATCGTGTCAGAAGATTTGCGAGCTAATCCTGGAGAATATACATTGTCTATGAACGTTTTTAACGAGACAGATGCGGGTTCTTACTTTGTACTTAGTTCTACAAACCAACTGACTTCGGTATTCTTTAATTGGGATACAGGAGAATGGGAAGACATTGTATCAGGGGAAGTTCCTTCGTATAGAAACTCTACGTCAGGCTCATATTTCTTGAAACTTCCTGACCAAGCTACGACCGAGAAAGGTACAAAATATACGTATCCTAAACCTATTGTTTTCCCTGAGGTTGAAGACAACGCATTAACGTTTTTTGACGATAAGACTTTAGATGGAGAAGGGAGTCGCGGAGCCTATAAATTTACTGCTGCGCTATATGGACCCAATGCTGAAGCAGGACGAACTTTGGTTAGCGACTTAGCGTTGGATGGCCCAGGTTTAGGTCCAGCGGTAGATGTGTGGAAAGAGTTGTATTATAACTTTACAGGTCAAAACTGGCAACCCACACCTGTATCCGCCAATGATTATTATTCCCAAGACTTAGAAACGTCCCCAGAAAGTTTTATATCTACTCCTCAATCCTTAATTTCTAAAATGTGTTTGTATGGATTAGACCGCGATACTGAGTACCAACTTAACATCGTTGATACGTCAGGAGGGATTTATTGTATTCATGATGTAAGCCTTCAAGACGCTGCGTTAGTTAACAACAGTGGTAGAAGTAGATGGATTAGAGACCCTAAAGTTTGGACAACCGAGCCTTATGGTCAAACTCATTATGATGATTATTTGGATGGCGCTGTTTTTAAACTCAGTAACATTACTACAGGAACTACCAAACTTCTAAGTAACACTACCTCACCTTCAGCTATGACAGCATGGACTGTTAACGGAAGTATGATGTTTAGAGCTACTTCAGGAGACACGGGAACAGCCACCGACCCAGGTATTATCGTTCCTACTACGAGAGTGCTTAAAACCCGTAGTACCGCGTTTGCTCCATGGCTCACTCAAAACTTTACGTTGGATGAGTACGGGTTAAGTGCAGGAAGTATGTTCGCTGTAGGTTTAGAGGCTATCGGTATAGACTCAGCTACGGACAAAGTATCAATGTCAATTGCTGCGAAGTATAATGGGGTAAGATACACTTATAATCCCGTATCACAAGAATGGAACCCGGGCGTTGAACGTGAAGTTGTAACTACCACTTTGTATGATAGAGGAGCACAAAGTGCTGATGAATTTTATGCGGATGCTAAGACATGGAATCAACTGTTGTCTCCTAAAATCCCTGTTCCTACTTTTGGACCTGCTACCAAGATAACTGCTAGTTTTAGAATGGAATCAGGAGGAGCTGCTCTTCGTAGTATGGATATAAAAGATTTTAAAGTCTACAAATGGACGGACGCCACTCCTCATGTGTATCGAGTATCGGGGGATACGTTTAACTTCCCTGAGTTCCCGAAACCTGCGGACACCACTTTACAACCTGTACAAGTTCCTGGAAAACCAGGAGAGCTTGGACATTTTTTGAACAGAATAAATTTCTTTAAGCAATACCCAGCCAAATTAAAAAGCCAAGCGACCGGAGCGAATCCTGATGTTAGTGGTATAAGAGCAATTAATAACCCTATGTCTCCATCCGTAACCGGAGAAAAAACTTTGGAAGAGGCTGTGACCATGGGAGCGTACCTACCATCAGCAGGACTCTTCTTTGGCTCAGGAACTTTCGGTGTAAGAAACACCCAACAAGCTTATGGACTATCACCAAGTGCTGGTTTGGTATCCGGAGTTTTAAATCAAATGGGAGTAGTTAATAGCGATGGGTATATTTACCGACACCCTCATGCTCCTACAAATAATGATGCACGTGATGCGAGTGCTGGGTTCTTAGTATCCTCATTCTCTTCTACAGTCGGAGCCTCTTATGGAGGGTATGGCAAAAAGACTTTGCGTTACATTCTCAAATTACATAAAGACGATTGGCGTTTCCTAGATTATTACATGGGAGGTCTTGGTGCAATAGGATTAAACTCCTTAGATTACAAGAAAACTTACGCCAAATTAGGAACCGGATATCAGATAAGTGGAACCGGAGCATCATATTCAGCGGGTTCTCGTGTGAGACTATATAAAATAGCAGACCCAACCAAAAACCCTATTTTTAATTTAACGAACAAGAAAGTAACTTTCCCTCCCGGATTAAAAATAGACTACGATAACACAGACCATATAACTATAATATGGGATATTAATTATTAAAATGGACTTTTTCGATAAATCAAATCCTCAAGGACACTTAGAAATCTGGAAACATTATCCAGATGGTAGCAAGGAGCTGCATTACAAAGATGATAACGTAATTTGTAGTGGTATGGGAGCAACCCTTTCTCAAATGTTTGACGCTGACCCAAATACGGACGTCGAAAATTTTCAAATGGTATATTTTCGTTGTGGCTCTGGTGGAACTGCTGGAGCCCAAGTTTCTAGTACTTCTGATGTTGTTACACCTTTTGTAAGAGCGCAGTATGGAACTGGCAACTTAGACATGAGTATTCATAACTTGATTGCGAACGGAGCCAAAACTACTAACAAAGCTTTTGGCAGAATACCTTACGGGTACATCAAACGAGTTAGTGATACTAAATGTATGTGGCAAATTGTTTTAGATGAACAAACATTAAACGTGGGGGATGCCACCGCTTCTTACCCCGCTGGATATATAAACGAGATAGGATTGTATAGTAAAAATCCTTTTGTAGAAGGGACAGACGCTTCTATGTTATGCGCGTATCGGTTTTTCAAACAAATAGCAAAGACCGACGCATTTATT